GCTATCTGCTATTTGCATACCCGATGACGGTCTACCTTGCGGGTCGTAATCGAAAATAGAGAACCGGGGTCTGGACATAATGCCGTACCGGAGGGCGTCATAAAGGTGGTCTTCAGATTTCGTATCAACGTCTTCTGGATTCCTTTTGTCCAACGGGATGGACGGTAACTGACTGATGACATTTGTGCAGCTATTAAAAAATACAAGTCTAGGCTCCTCTGTAAATTCGTCTACCTGCAGTCGTCTATGTATTTCGTTTTTACCTGCAACACGACTGCCCCGGCTTCTATCTGATGGACGCCAACGACATCCTTTACTAATCATTTGTTCAGCGAGACTAGGACCAGTATCGCCACGCTTATGCCAAAGAGAACTGTCAAGAACACCGTACTTAATATTGCCATCCTCTGCTTCAAGTTCAAGTATTTGATCTGCCAAATCAGTCGCTAGTACTTTTGAAACATAGTGTTCCCGATACACAATAAGCTGTTCATCAGGAGCAACAGCAAACCAAAGAACCCCACTATATGAACCATAGCCATAATCGCAAGACCTAAACTTAACCCAATTACTAGGAATGGTAAAAGGCTCAACCACATGCAGATCACGATTAAATTCCGTAAAAGCTGCACCTTCTTTAATATCCCAGTCGCCTTCTAATAGTTGTCTTCTTTGTTGTTCCGGTAACGATAAGAGCATTGCTTCATAGTCACCCGTTTCCGCAAGATACGGATTATCTGAAAGTCGGGCGGGTATAAACCTTCGTTTAAAAAGAGACTTTCCAGCTTTTGAATGTCCTGCGGGGTATCGTAAAGTCTCTCCGGTTTCAATATTAGTTGCTTCAAATGGTTTATTATACGCATGTGGGTCAATGAACATCTTTTTTACCCACTGATGTCCTCTACCTCCGGGGTTTGTGGTCGCCCTCATAAAGATAGGCAAGTCAGGTGCAGTGGACCGTAGACGACTTCGCATGTAATCCCATGCATATGGTGTGGCCCATTGTGTTAATTCGTCAAAGCCTATCCAGCTAAATGCTAGACCCTGATATCGCAAGACATCTTCATCCCTATCTAGATAAGACATCCACAATCTTGCGCCAGATGGCGCGGTCCACTGCATCTTTCTTTCTGACCACTTTATACCGGGCCAGATTTTGGGGTACAACTCCTGCGATTTAAAAATAAGTTCTCGCAGTTCTTCAGTTGTATGTCTTAATAACAATCCACTAAATTGTGAATGCCCCATGTAGCGGAGCGGGTCTGCTAGCATGGCGTAACTTTTTCCACCACCCGCACTACCGCCATATAATACTTCACGTTCACTTGCAGCTAAGAACTCTGTTTGTGGCCCCGGATTTGGCTTGAATAAAACATTAGCATGTTCTTCAACGCTAGATGTTTCATGTGTAATCCTTTCAATGTGCGGCTGTTGTTTTTGCCCCTGTCCTTGCTTCTTCGATTTTCTTTGCTTTGGCGATTGCCGTTTCCGCATACTCTGCCCACTTGCGGAGGCTTTTAGCCGTGTCCTTACGTTGTCGCTCATGTGCTAGTCTTTTCCTCAATCCTACGTGTGATATATATCTACCACTGTTAGTGCTTAACCAATTAGCTACTTGACGATAAGAATATTGATTAACATGCTTACGTGCCTTTTCTAAAAGGTCTAATTCAACTGGTATAGGGTCAAGAATGTCAGGGTCTTCTTCGTTCTGTTTATATCCAAAGGGTACAGTTCTAGCTATACGAGGTATCTGTATCCATTCGTTTTCTTCTTTAATATCTGTTGGCTGCGGCAGTTTCCACTTGCCTATGCTTCTAGTCATCATCTTCTACAACAGCTTTAGGTGGCATAAGCATAACACCGCCTGATGCCTCTACTTGCATCTTCTCAGTTTTTACTAAACCTACACGGTCAAGCAATTCTTTAGCTGCACCCATTTTATCACGTATGCCTAATTCTGTCGGGTCATACAGTGCGCCTGTCATTGCCATTGCTGCTTTAGGTGCATTACGTGCCATATACATTTGTGTGGCTTCAAGTATCTCTTCTTTTAATCCTTTAACAATTTCTGTTGTTGTTGTGCTATCAGAATAACCCGCTAGTTTTTTAGCTGTTACCATGTTACCATCTGCTTCATCAAACAACACATTTAAAAATACTTGTTGCTTTGTAGTTAGTTCTCTAGCCATCAAACTCTCCATGATGCATAGCATGTGCGAGTTTTGTTGAGCGTGATTTTACCTGATTTGCCCACCTGCTGTCAAGCATTTCTTTTGCCGCTACATCAAATTTTTCCTCGTGAATAGCTGCCCACATTTTTTTAAAGCCAGATAGACGTGGCACCCCAAGATTAAATGCCATGTCCACAAGTACAAGCTGACGTACAGCGTCAAGGCTCTCTACGCAAGGGTGCGAACGGAGAAGTTCTTCTTCGACAATCTGTACGTCATTCTGTGCTAGATACATAGCATCAGCCTCTGTAATACCCATAGTATGAACAATAGCCATATTGGGTATGTCCATCCATTCTAACTCTTCTGGGGTGATACCACGATCTTCTAGGTTACGTCCAATGCCAATAGTGGCAATGCCAAGACTATCTTCGTACACTTGAAGGCGCAATCCTTCATGTGCTATAAGTTTTTCCATCAATAAATCTTTATTATATTTCATTTCTCATGTCCCATCCATACCGCAAATGCACCTGTCATAGCCCCCGTGACTACACTCACTAGTGCTGCTTGTTGACTTGTTGGGTCTGGTAGTGACATGAACCACTCCACTACCCGCCAAGCCGATAGCGACATCCCAATCATCATCAGACGGGGAAGTATCTTCCACCGTAGAAATCTTTCCATTGTCACTTCTGCCACGATTTCTCCTCGCTTGCTCTTCGGTAGTTCTCTCGTGCATACTCCACATCGGCATTAGGACTACCTTTTACCAAAGAATTTTGTAGCACTGCGTACACCAAAGCTGGCAGCAACAATAACACCAAGGCTATACTGATACCATTGTGGCATGGCCTCAAGCTGCGCAAAACCATTTGCTACCACCTCTTCCATTCCCGGCACAAAAGCCAATATCAATGGTATTGAAAACAAAATTACTAACCACTCGTCAGCCCACGAATTTGCTTTACTTTTAGCAATCTCTAAGTCCCAATCAATCTCACCCGTCGCCTTTTTTTCCATGATAATCGCTTCAGCCTTTGCCGTTGCGACTTTCGATGCAGTCTCTGCTTTTTTAGTTTCAACCTTTCCTTCAAGCCATGTACTAGCTAAACTAGCTATTGGTCCTACAAGTAAGTTTAACATTACCCTCTCCTAAATCGTGCAGTTTTTTTAGCGATAGTTTTTGGCTGCTTAACAAATTGCTTACCTTTACGAGTACCCTCTCTTTTAGCTTTAGTTGTAGCAGCATACTCTGCACTTGTCAAGGATTTAATTGCTTTTTCAGGAAGATATCTTTCACCTGTTTTTGCGCTAGGTTTGCCAGATTTAGTGCGCCACTTTTGTTTTGTCCATGACTTTAAACTCTGTTGAGATTTTTTTAATGCCATTATATTCTACCTTGTGAGTGTAGCATTAATGCTACTATAGAACCAAGAACAAGAAAACCTACTATAAATAAAAACGAAATAATTGCTATATCTAAATATAATCTACGTTTACGCATGGCTTCTTGTTGTTCCTCTCTTCTAGCTACACGAGCCTTCGCTTGAAACCTTTGCCAGTCATGCCACAGCCCCGGACGACCTGCATATATCATAAGCTGCTTTAATTGTTCTTCTTGTTCACGTATTTGTTCAAGAGCCATGAACTCTTCTAAGTCAGCCCGGTTTCCTTTTTGACTTGCTTTCTTTTGTAAGTCTTCTTTTGCGCCTACAAACTTAGCAATCGCACTGCCAGCTTTAGCAATGTCACCACCGTTTTGCACAGCCGTTTTGATAACGCTAAATGCGGCATTTGCCGCTGCTAATTCTGCAAGCATTAGTATATCCTTACGTTGTCAGGGTTAACGTATTTGGGTACACAGTATGCTGTTACCCTATCTTTGGGGTCTATATAATCTGTATATCTATAGTTTCCATATCTTAGTGAAACCTTTTCTGCGAAGTAATTACATTCATTTATATCTTCAAAAAACATGTCACCACTAATCAGATTTCTAAATTCTCCTGTCCCTAGATATACCAAGAGGAGGAATACGTGTTGCATATCATTTGTATCCACCTCCTGCTCTTTTATAAGCGAGGGCTGTCATTTGTGCTTTTCTCGCCGACCATTGTCCGGGCCTACCGCCCTTACTACCAGCTTTAATCCTATTAAATATGCGTTTTCTTAATCCGGGCTTAGTATAGTTGCCAGCCTCATTAACTCTACTTTTGCTCTTCGCCGCACCACCCGGCGCAAGTTTAAGCGGTCTAACTGATTTCTTTTTCGTCTTTGCTTTTGTAATCTTCGCCATCTTATTAATCTCGCCTCTTTGTGCTGTGAAGAAATATTCATAGACGCTGCCCTTTATATTAAGCTGCTTCTCTACTACTCCAATAACTGTCTCCGTAGTCGTGCAGTATTTCCTCGCCTTGTTTTATTTCTTTAAGTGCATAAAATCTAACAAAGCGTTCATCTTCTTCTTCAATATCCCACTCAGCATTTGGGCTTGAACTATGATTATACACCATAGCACACCCAAGTGGAATATAATATTCTTCGGTATCGACATAAGGTGTGTGAAACATATAGTCATGGAGGACACACTCATCTCCCACGTCAGTGTAATCTGCGACCAGATAAGGACACAACTCAATTGTATCTCCTTGAGCATAGTCCTTATCCGCGAAAACACCAAGTCCATGTATTTCCGAATCTGCAACATATGGCATTACTTCTTCTTCTTAGCCATACCACCGCGCATCATCTTTTTCTTTTTAGCCATCTTAGCCATACCGCCGCTCATCATTTTCTTTTTGGACATGCCGCCACCACGCATACGTGTCATTCCACCGCCGCGCATTTTCTTCTTAGCCATCTTAGCTTTACCGTGCATTGCCATTTCTTAATCTCCTTCTGTCAAGCACCAGAGCATCATAAACGTCATCTGGAAAGTGTTCGTAATAATTTGACTTTTCCAGATACAAAGCTGCATCGTCTAGTTTAGATAATAACTGCACAAAGACCATGCAGTAGGATAGGCTGTCATCTGTTACCTCATCATCGACAAGGAAATGGAGTCCAGCTTCTGTTGCGTCGTAGTCGGGGTGGAACACCATCAGGTGCAAATCAATACCTGCCACTGACGCCAACTCATTAATGCCATCACAGTAACCGTCTAGGTATTCCATGTCTGGCAAATTTTCTTCTGCCCACACTACTATTTCGTAGTCGTGGTCGTTAAATGTACGGACGGCTTCCATAAGTCCGTCCAGACCCGTGTTTATACTGAAGACTACTTTATCTTCAGCCCACGCTTTTCTAGCGTAGGGACAAGGTGGTAGACCATTTAGTTTTACATTCGGTACTTCTAAAAAGTCTTTTGACCAAGTTCGTATGTCATGCTCTACTGGATGCATTTCGTTTCTTGGTCTTTGTCTTTTGGGATTCAATAAACTTTCTGTACACTGCAGCAGCAGCTTTTTTACCTGCTACTTTAGCACGTTGTTCCATTGCTATAGCTGCTTGTGTCTTATGTGCATGCGATCTTCCTGATGCTCTTATCTTACGCACACTTGCTTCAGCATCTTTAACTGTTGCAAACTTTAGACCGTGGATAGTCCCTTTAGGGTCTTCGTCTGTATACAGGTCACTATGCTTTTTAGACTTTGCGGGTTGACCTTTTTTTCTTGGAACTCTTTTTAGCGACACTTGGTAACAATCCTTTGTTCACAGCCCTTGCTCTTTCACTGAAGCCTAGTTTCTGTCCGGTCCGTATCTTACGTTTTATAGTAGATACTTTAGCAACCATTATACATCAAATCCCATTTTACGTACAGCAGTTTTACCTTTAGCTGTCTTAGCAAGTGCTTTCAAACCGGGATTAGGTAAGTTGTCTGTTACGGCACCACCGTTAGATAAATACATGTGTGGCTTACCGTGTGCCATACCACCATGAGCCATTTTCATTGGTCCCTTTTTACCTTTGGGCATATCAGCCATACCTAATGATATAGATATGACAGGTACTTTTTTCTTTGCCATTGTCTATCCCTTTTTCTTTTTAAAGACCATAGTCTTTCTTTCACCATCAATAGTTACGTTACGTAAGATTTCTGTTTTAGGATCATACGTTCCTTGGAAAACTTTTCCTCTATCTCGCATTGATGGGTTAATACGCTTTGCTGTAACCTTACCACCACGTGGTCTACTTTCGTCTGGCGTAGGTCTTTGTGGACGTTTCTTCCTAATGCTCTCATCTGGCTTTGGCCTTTGAGGTCTTTTCTTCCTGATGCTCTGATCTGGTTTGGGTCTTTGTGGACGCTTTCTTTCTTCAGCCTTTGCTGCTCCGGGTTTAGCTTTCTTTTGTAAAAGTGCTGCACCACCAACGACGGCTGATCCCAAACCAATAGGCACTATGTTTTCTTTAATTCGTTGAGTTC